CTACAGAGACCTTGTAGGGCCACAACCGCTTGGCGGCCTCCCTGGTACTGTCATCATCCCCCATCGACACGTAATCCTTGAAAACCTCCCCCTTATAGTTAGGGTTGACTAGACCCACAATAGGCTTGATGGACCCCCCAAGAGCCTCCACAACTGCCACAATCTGGGACAGGGTCAAGCTAGCCGTTGCCCCCTTACGAATCTTGAGCATAACCTCCTGTAGCTTCTCTGGAGTCAGTGGCTTGGCGGCAATCTTCTGGGTCATGCCCATGGGGCACGAATAGCAGGGCTACCGGAACGAGAGTGGCCGGAGAACAAACCGACGGAATTCCCATGATTTAGCCGGTGAACTCAGCCGGGTGTCAGAGCCGGATCCCGTCATCCGTCTAACCAGCATGGAACACGAAACAGCCTTGCTTGAACCTGACCCGGAAGCTGAGAAAATGATAGCTCACATGGAGGAGGACGAATGGCGGGCCGCTGAATGCCTAGTCCTGGAGGTAGCCGAACTCCTCCGAACCGGGCACTTCGGTGCTCTGGTCCCACGCAGCATCGTGTGTGAGATGCTGGTTGCGGCGATCACAGCCCTCGATGAGGCAGGATCCAGGAGAGTCCCCAGGGGAGGCCTCCCGGACCCTGACACCCACCTTCTGGAGTACCTCGAAGCAATGTCCACCCACCGTGAGATGCTGGAAGTGGCAGCCGTGAACAGGGCCATCCAAGCCAGCCGAGTTGAGTTCAACCGGATCTTCAAGGGAGCCAAGTGATGACCCGGGAAGAACTTGTCGACCGGAAGGTCGCAAGACGTGAACGCAGCACCACAATGAAGTATGAGGCAGCCATCCGCAAGGCAGCATGTGCATGCTGTTACGTATGTGGACTCCGCATTCCACGGACTAGACCTAAGGATGTAGTGAGGTGTACACTCTGTGATCGGGCCTACGCAAAACGTCAGCCCGATCCAGAGTAAGAGGAATCAGTTGACGACGAGGAAGGCAATCTTGGTCGCTGCCGTTGCAACAGCGTTACCCGTGATCGTGAAGCTACCAGCACCAGGAACCACACTCAAGATCTGAGTGAAGGTCGCATCGATGAACTGGAGGGTGCAGATCACATGGGAAGCTGCGGTCACGAGGCTGTTCGTCACAACCACGCTTGCTGCCCCAATTGCCACTGCACACTTGCCACTTGGCTTGTTGATTTCGATTGCACCTGGGGTGGCCGAGCCATCCGTGGTGTCCGCCGTGATTGCACCGTTGAAGAGAACGGTGCCATCCAGACGGGTTGTGCCAGCATCAACCCACACCGAGTAGCTGTTGGTCAGGGTTGCATTTGCCCCCGCCGCTGGTGCGGCATCCACATACAGAGTCGCTGCATTTGTTACAGTGCTCCCTGCCACGAATGCAATCGTTGGAGCCAGGATCTTCACAAAACGTTGGCTTGTGATTGCCCCAGTTGCCCACTCAACGGTACGACCAAGGTTGAACAGCACATCAGGCACCTCTGTGGTGGCTGTGTTGGTCGTGTTGGCCGCACCAACTAGGCTCAGAGCCGTTGGTACTGAACCAGCAACAACTGCTGGTGTCAGAGCCAGACCACCATCGAGACGAGTGTTGCCAGCATCAACCCACAACGCCCAGCTATTTGTCAGGGTTGCATTTGCGCCCGCTGCTGGAGCTGCATCCACATACAGTGTTGCAGCTGTCGTAATGGTCGAAGCACCAACGAAGGCGTAGGTTGGAGCCAGGATCTTGACCGCCCGTTGCGAGGCAACAGCACCAGTGGCGAACTGAACCGTGCGATTCAGCTGGAGGTACACATCGGGGCATTCCACTGTTGCGGTGTTGGCCGTGTTGGCCGCGCCGGTCAGGTGGAAGGCAATGGGTGTCTGGGCTGCAAGGACGCCTGGGGTCCATGTCTTGTTAGCCGTGACGGTCTGGGCTGTGTTCAGGGTCATCCCGGGGATGGCACTGGTGTCCGGAGCATCAATTGCTGCTCGGGCGGAGGCGAGGGTGCTGCCGATTGCGGCAATTAGAGCGCGTGGGGTAGTCATTTTCGTGTTTCCTTTTCAGACCTTTAGAGGACGCTTCCCGCGTCGTCATATGCGACGAGGGCTGGGGAAACCGTCCCGAGATACGAGAAGGTTGTACCAGTGAATCCCGCGAGCTGACCCTGTGCGAGAGAGATGTAGAACGAAGAGTCCATGACAAGGATGTCTGAGTAGGCATCGAAGTCGAAGTTCGCAGTGTTCCACGCAGGGGCCGATGCCTGGGCAGTGAACACACCACCTGCCTGAACCTGAGTACCCGCTGCAACGGTATAGGTTGCACCCGAGAGGACGCGCAGAACATCCATCACTGTGCCGGTCGACAGCGAACCACCAAGGGTCGTCAGTTCCGTACCCACACCCACCGAAGCCGCAAGGCTCACATTGATGCTCGCGAGGGTCAGAGAACCCGCCGCACGCATGATCACAATCAGGGCTGCCGCTGCGGCTGTAGCCTCTGCTGGGGTGAGAGCAACGCCAGCTGCACCAAGCGCCTGGACGTTAGCCATCAGGTACGCAGCGAGACCGGACTTGGCACCCGTGAAGGTCTTCACGCCACCAACGTCTGTCAGCACTACCGCTGCGGTCACTGGGGCCGCAACGTAACGTGGACCCTGAGCCGCTGGGCCCTGGGATGGGTTGAACTGTGACCGGTTTGGCCAAAAGTCTGTGACCTGGAGGGTCGAGTTGGGGATGTCCGCACGGCGGAGGCAGATGAACGGCATTGTCGTAGCTCCTGTAGATATTCTTTGTGCCACACCGAAGGTGGGGCCAATTGGGCGGAATGTGCTCCGCTCTCAATTATTAGGGGAGGGGATAAACTAGCAAGCGTGGAAACCCACACAGGTCTCCTGCGTTTAGGGTCTTATATCCCCTTTTAGGTACAAATGAAGCTCTCAACTTGGGCCAAACAACAAGGCATCACATACAAAACGGCCTATCGAATGTTCCGAAATGGTACCTTGCCCATACGCCATGAGCAATTCCCAACAGGAACTATCATTGTCCACCCTGAACAACCCACCATCCAACGAGTGGTGCTCTACGGGAAGGTAGCAAATGCCAGCCAGAAGGCGGACCTGGAAAAGCAACTAGATAGGATGAGGGCCTTTGCAGCGACGCAAGGATGGGTGGTATCCGCTGAGGTGACAGACATTGGTAGCCTTCCTGACGGGTGTGGCAGGAATGCCATCAAACTACTGGCGGACCCCACTGTGACCCTTATCGTGGTCGAACGGCAAGACCAGCTGGCCCAATTTGGATTCGGATTCACTATGGTGTCAGCAGCCCTATTGGCTTCTGGGAGACACATCATCGTAATGAACCTATCTATCCGACCTTAGGCCGAGTTAACAACGGCAATCCGTACGGTGAACCACGGGTTCCCGTCCGGGCATCCAAAAAACAGCTCTGGTATACCAGAACCTGTCATTGATATATCCTTGCCAGGAAGTATTACCGTTGGAGGCATCCCTGGATGGAAGGACACAAACAGGACCTTCCCTGGATCCAGGTTCGCGATTGACACCGTGGTGGAGTACCCTGGGACCATGAAGTTCATTGTTCCGGGCATCATCGAGTCAGGAATGGCAGCTGGCCATGCCCCAAGAGCCATATTGGGTGCCCTACCCGAAACCGTGAATGTAGGCTCTTTGGTCGTGAAGAAATCATATGGGGGCACGATCATGATGGGCCCCTCTGGTAGGTAAGTGGCAGTTGCTACGTCCCAGATCTGCATTCGTAGGAATAGGGTCTGGTCATCCGTGGGGAGGTAGGGACCTCCAGGAACTGCCGCCGCCGTTGAGAAGTCATCCGGGTCGAACACCATCCTGGTCAACCCACGACTGGTCTCCTCCACGGCTGGCATTCTGCGACTTCTAATGGAGGGGGATAGGTAGCTCATCCCAGACAGGACATCGAACATCGGCAGGGGACCTCCCCCGCCTACCCCCGCCACTGCCCCATAGGCATCCACCAGACGGGCTGCCCCGGCCACCCGGATCTTTGGGGCAGCATCCATCGGGAACGTCATGTTGATCATGTTTGGCGAACGGTACTGAATGGATGGGATCTCTCGCTGACGTGTCATTATGGCTGCCTCTATGGATGTCCGCTGATAGGATAGCTAGGGGCTATGTGGTCAGCTTAGTCTTCTCTTCGCTGATCTTGGCATCATAGGTGGTAGTTACCTTCCCCTTGGATTCGGCCAGTTTCTTGGCATCTGACCAGGAGTCCACCCTCTCACCCTCCACATTGGGGGCCAACCTCATGGCTGGATTCCGCTTCCTGTCCTCTTGCTTCTTGTCCAAGATTCGATTCTTGGCAGCCATCTGCCCATTAATCTTGATAGCCTTCCCGGGCCAATCATCCCCCTTGAGGACGAAGTTGGGAACCGAGATTTGCTTTTGAGCCGGACCCCCACAGGTCTCGCATGTCTGTGGGTCCCCACAGGAAGCGACTGACAGGGTTAGCTCGAACGTTTCTTCGCAAGCTGGACAATTGAAGTCATACCTTGGAGCCATGTCACACTATACCTACTTGGAGGCAGGGATGGGTGCCCACTTCGATATCACATCCATGACGGCAACGACGTGTTTGCAGGTACGCTTCACACCCTCAGGGTCCCTGACCACGGGAACACTCGCCGTCCCCACGGGCTTCCCATAGAGGTACTCCTCTACCTTGGAGTGATGTTCTGGACCCTGCCACCGAGAGAAGTTGCAGGAGCAGGACAACTCCAGGTCCATCTTTGACAGGCTCCGGATCCCCTTGGCGGATAGGGTTCCCTTGACCCTGACAATGTACTTCTCACCCTTGCTGCCTGGGACCTGGAACCGGAACATGAGATTGCCGGGGTCAGAACGTATCAGCTTGGGGACTTTGACCTTGGCCCGATCAATCACCCCGGGGTCCAGACCATTGAGGATCTCCGACATCCTGGCCGCCACCCTGATAGCCGCAACCACCCTATCCGCAGAGGCTTCCTTGTTGGCAAAGTCATGTCCAGAAGGAATAACCTTGGCAGACCCCGGATTGTTGTCTACTTCTCGGATATTATCCATCTCTTCGGATGGGATACGGTCGAAGTGATCCGAGTCAGGATATTTGAGGATAGGAGAGTATGGGGAGGGAGCCCCTAGGTCCCTGACGCCATCCCCCGGGTCCATGTTGTATCCAGGAGTGAATGTCTCCCTGTAGAACGTTCCAGCCACTCTTGTAGGGTCTACCTCGTCCTCGAAGTCGGCATCAGCCCACTCAAAAAATGTGTCCAAATCCGTCTCCGAGTCAAACTCCACATCATTCAAAAAGGCAAAGAAGGGCACCTCGCCTAGGCCCAACCCCTCCGATTGGATCACCACATTCTGTTCTTGAACCGCCAACACAACCCCGGACCCGAAATCCGGATGCCAGAAGGGCAACTCCACAGATGCGGTCTTGTCCCGTTGCTTCTTAGCCCGGTCTGCATTGCTCCGGAACCCACCCGCTGGCAGCCGGTTGAACTTCTTGCCAATGTCCACGTTGTTCCGCATCTTGCGGACCCTCTTGAACAATGAGTTGGAACGCACCTTGTGGTAATGCTTCTTAGCCCGGGTCTTGATCTGACCCCGGTGACGGAGGTAATATTTCTGGTGGTACCGCTTTGCTTCCCCCATCTGACGTTTCTGTCTCTTGGAGTAGGTGGGAGGCCTCGTAACCTCTACAGAATTGGCCTCTCGAACCCCGGCCCCGCTACCATCCCCAGGACTACTATTGTTGTCATCCGTACGGCGAGGAGTAATATTGGTCTTGAATGGGTGTCCGTAATCCTCCCCAGGTGTACCCGGCGTTCGGACATGAACCTTCTGTCCCTCACCTGACGGGCCAGGGGTGTTATATCCCCAGTTCCCTGGAATGTCTCTCTCCAGGTTCTCTTTTGTGTCTGTTCGTTGGGGCCTGACGCGACTCCTATCAGACTTGGGGGACTCCCCAGGTGGGTGGCTGATCGAGTCCCCAGACGGGGCCTGGATGCCTTTCCCAGGCTTCTCACTCACGAACGTGCGGACACCAGTAAGCTCCTCTACAGGGGCTCGGTAGGCTTCCTTATCGCGTTGGAGGGCCATGCCTGTTAGATCCCAACATTGGTCTGCACGTATGCGTAACCATTGGATAATGTGCTGGGGGGCAAAGCACAGATCCCAAAATACAGGAACCGCACCGTAATGGGGGTCCCGTCTGGAAACAGCCCACCCGCATTGACTGCGGGATCCGATTCATCCTGATTGGTCAAGAGACCGTTTTCCGACACATACAAGAACTGCTGTACTGAGTAGACCAGAGGCACCAATGGGCCCCCCCCATGGCGAGAGGCATAAGTGTATCGCTCATAGGAGGTGGTGGCCAGGAAGTTTCCACCAAAGTACAGGGACACTGTGCGGCTTCGCACATTTGTCTGTGTGATTGCCGTGTACTGGTCCCCAGACTCATTCGACCCGAAGGGCAGGAACCCACAGTAGGTACCGTTGGCAAGATCCACTCCGGGCTCCCCTGTCCCGTCATCCACCCAACGCACAAAAGCTCCCCCCACCCAGCCTCTGGTCGCCAGAGTGGCTGAAATCTTGATGGGCATCGTGTCCCCCTTGTGGAACAGGACGCAATCCCGATTGTTGTACCCACTGAGGTTTGTGATACTCATCGAGGGGCCTTAGCCTTTGGCAAGTCATCCCGGCTCTGGGGAAGCCCCCCGTCTCCGGGTTCATGTGTCATGATGAGATGCCTATTTAGAGTGCTGAAGGTGCCCCCCCCAGGTCCAGCTTTGATCTCTGAGGGGGTAGGCGGAGCTTTTCTGGCTTGCTGTGTAGCCTTGGGCACCGAGATGTCCGCATTCTGCATCTCTTGAACTGACTTCCCAGCCGTTCCTGGCACGTTGGAAAGAGCCTTGGTTTGGGCAAACTCCCGCGTCTCCCGCTTCTTGGGATTGTCAAAAAAGTGGCCCTCAGCACTTGTGGCCCCCGAAGCCTCCAGGACCCTATGTACGGCCTGAGCCTCAAGGAATCGCTTGGCCACCCGTGATGGCAAAGATTCCTTCGTCCTCTTGTCCGATGAATATGGATGGACTTTCATGCTCTCGTCCACAACATATCGGTCCTCAATTGGAAGTCTCCCACGCAGGAACTCTTCCCCCATCACCACAAGGGCATAGGCGGTTCGGTCCAGTGCCCGTTCTACCTCTGTGAGCCTCTCAGGAAACCCAATAATCAGGTCCCCAGCTACTTGCCACAGATGGTCCTTCTTGTCCGATGTTTCCACCAGCTCCAAGGCCCTATCCAGCATAAGCCGGAGACGATGCATATCAACACGGGCCTGGGTCACCCCCTCAGTGAGTAGGGCCCAGGATGCCTGACTGGAAGCGATCTTGTGAGACATTCATAAGGGAGGCGGGGAAAGGCTAATTAGGGAGTGGAAATCTCACCGGGGAGGGAAAGCGAGAGCCTCGTCGATTCCCCTGACAACTGAGGGGACCTCGTAGCTCTTGATTAGGGCCAAAACATCTGGGCTGTTCCGATATTGGTCCACCGCAATCTTAACCCGTGACTTCCAATGGATCTTCTTGTCCCACCGGATCCCAGGGGCAATCTCCAGGCTGTCTCCGTTGATTACCACGTCCTCCACCGAAGTTGGGGCCTTAGCCACTACCTTGACCGCTGCGGCCACTGGCTTTGCTACCTTAACGACCGGCGTGGCAACAGATGGGGTCGACGCAGCCACCTGCTTCTTGCGCTGGATAGCCAACATTTGTGCATGGGTCGCTGGGTCCACAGCATCCAGGATCTCCTCCACCGAATCTGCCGCCGCTGCGACGATCCCCCCCTTAGATGCCAGCAGGTCAGCCTTAGGACCTGCCTGAGGACGGATAACCTTGGCTGGTGGTGCCAGATGCTCCACTACACCCGTCACGTCCTCTGTGGGCTCTCCAGCGTTCATGCTGGTTGAGCCATCCATGCTGAAACTCGTCTTGGATGCCCTCTTGAGCTTTGCCACCGGGGTCCCCTCCGATGATGGGGTCGGGCTGGATGCAGTAACCTTTGGCTTGATCGCCTGACCAACCGTTCGGCCGTCCCCCTCGGTATCCTTGACCAGGGATGAGTTGAATGTCTTGCCCTTGAGAGTGAGCCCCTCTGAGGTTGTGGTCACTTCCGCAGCCTTCTTGACCGCCCCCGCCTTGGTGGCTGGGCCCACATAGGTCTCCTCACCCGATACAGTCGTAGGGGATTGCTTGACCTTCGTGGTATCCTGAGCTGGACGTACGGTAATCCCCGCAGAAACAGGAATGTAGTCCGACACACTGTCCCCTATGGGCACCAACCACCCAGCTTTGATGGTGGAGCGAATCTCTGGATAGGGATGCTCTTGGCCCGAGACCCGAAGGATCTGACCATCATATTGAACGACCTGCCCCTCGGGGATGTCTACCTGAAGACGCCCCAAATGGAACTTGACATTCGCCCGGAAGTCACGAAACGTCCCTGCAACTAGATTGATTTCACTCATCGATGGTTCTCTCCTGATACGGTTGTACTGCTACCATACCAAGGAATTCATCAATTGGGTTTTTCAGAACTGGGCTTCTCGGGATCCTGAGGCCCCTCTGCCTCTTCCTCATCCGGGTCCAAAGTGGACAAGTCAATCCCATCCCCTTCGTCCACAGTCTCCACGATATCATGGATATAGGCCATTAGGGCCAACCCTGCCCCATGCGTCACTGGCATTGGAGGGGCCGTACCGACGATAGAAATGGTCAACTGCTCCCCTACTGCCACAATCGCCAATAGGGTCATGTCCCCGGACACCACCAGTTCCCTGATCTGGTCCAGTCGAGCAAGCATCTCATCTTTCACCGGGAGACCTCCTTTATAGGCCTAGGGCCTCGCGGACTACCTCTGGCAACGTCTGCACGTCAAAATCAGGGTCATACGACTTCACATGATGCCACAAATCCTTGGCCTTCTTCACATCATGGTCCTCAACGATGTACTCCTGCATAAGACCCCCCACCATGTAGTCATATACTGCATTAGAGAGGTAATCCCGTGGTTCCGTGTCCATGCGGGACCAGATCCGATAAGCATCTGAAAACTTACCTCTCTTCAACAGGCTGAGCACGAGATCAAACCCAGAAGCATCCCCCTCCCTTGCTTCGTCCCCCTTCTTAGCTTCAGCCTGAAATTGAGTAATCACCTTCTGAAGCTGGGCCACCAACTTGGGAGGCATGACCATGCTGGCAAGCATCCTACGAGGGGCTGCCTCCACCACATTCTTGCCCGCCATGGTGATCTGTAGACCCGCCCCGGTGACCTTGACCAACCCCTTCTTGGCCAGCCCTTGGATCAAAGGATTCTGGGCACTATAGTCCCCAAGGTGGTTCCGCTGGAAGTATTCCTTCCGGGCCTTGGGAATCAGGCTGCTCATGATCTGAAGTGCAGTGACCTCTTGCTCCGAGTGGGCATCACCCTCACCTGCGGGGAGGAGTTTCTGGAGGTTGTCCGGGTGGGCTGCAATGGTTGCGTAAACCGAATGACCCCCCTCTGTGCCAGAGATCACAGCCCCATTAAGAGGAATTGGGTATTCCTTTCGGTCCATGTCTACCTGATTCTGTGGAGAGAAAGGATTGGCACCACCCCAAGAGCCATACTCAACCTTGGTACGCCCCGAAGTCAGATCCACAACCGCCGTGAACCCCCGCATCCCATCCCCACCAGCCCGCTGGACCCCATAGGTGGTCTTGCCCACAACCATGATGTCCCGCTTCCCATAACCCACTTCCTTCAAAGCGCGGATCAATGCCTGGGGCAGGCTCCTGACCTCCATGTACTGGCCAGCAGCCTCCTTGAGGAGGGGGAGGAGATGAGGCCTAAGGCTTGGATCGGAATGGGCTAGCCGAATGAGCTTGGAACGAAGGGTCGTCATACCAGGGGACCTGGATAGCCCAAATAAAACAGGGCCACAAATGTGGCCCCTGGCGACGAATCCAATTGAAATGGATGCCCTTCCCTGTTACGGGACGCGCTGCGGGCTACTGTGGAGAGGGGATAGGGAAATCAGGGCCCTTCCTGATCCCAACCAATAGAGGCTCCAAATCTGGGTGGGCTTGTCTCTGACATTCCTCCGCAAGGTAGGGGTACTTCTCGGCGATTGCCTCAAATATCCTGCCCCGAATCTCACGGTTGGCTGGCATCATTGACGCCCACCTTCCCGACATTTCCATTAAGGAATCCGTCGTACTTGGTCATACGATGTCGAATGAAGTTCACCTGAATCCGTTCCAGAAAAGCAGGATCACCACTCAATTTCGCAGGTTGCCAATCATAATTGGCTCGTTCCATGGCCCGGTCTTGGTGAAAGCTATTGTAGCTCTGAATGGCCCTCCGAAGCAATTGATCCCGAGTCACCTCCCCCACTCGGATCACAACCACTTGTCTGGCTCCCCCAAGAACTTGATTACCAAAGACTTGGTCCAGCCCCGCTCAACCAACGAGGAAAAGGTGATGTGAGGCTCTCTGGGAGGCGGGGGCTCCCTACTCTTCTTCATCCCCATCTTCCCCGTCCCCATCTTCGTCAAAACAGGTAAACTTGGACAGGATCTCATCCTGAACCAATCCTGCCAGCCCAGCAACAGGCCCGGTGACACTAATCATGTGACAATCAGCATCAACCTCAATCCCAGGACACTCAACCGCGACTGCGGCTACCCGCCTCAACAACTTGGCCGTCCCCTCCAACATCTCCGCATGAGCCAGAAATGCCTCGGAGGGTGTTGTGGTAATGGTGAGGAAAAAGCCCAAGTCATCCCCCTGCTTGAAGTAGGGGAGCTGAAGCTCATAGGTCTCAATTGTCTTGGGTGGCTTGATCTTGGTTGTCATGGGGAGGTTACGCCATTTGATCGAGTTACCTGACCCAAACTACAAAAGGCGCCCGGACCTGTAGCATAAGGCGAACCTTGGTTCGCCCCCCCACGACTGGGGCACGAGTTAAGTATTCCCCCCTGGTAGGTACTGGAATTGTAGTCTCCCACCGTCCATCCTTGGTCCGGTACCAACCGAGTGGCCTTTCAATTGCCTCGTTCCGCCGCTCAATTGAAGTCACCACAAAGGCGCTAGCCAGAATGCCTTCCGCAGTGTGTCCTCGATGGTAACTGGTCATGCCAGGATCCGGCACATCCTGCCAAATCTGCATGTCCCCAGTGTAGTTTTTGCCCAAATAGGCACACCTCCATTCCCCATTGGGTCTACCGTCCCCGCCCCACAACAAATCACGGAGCACCCATCTTGACCGCTTCGCTGCAACTCCTCCCGCCATTGCACAACCCGTTCCCTTCGGGCCGGAGCGAATGACCACAGGGTGAATCCATATTGTTCAATGTCCCTACGTTTCCGCTCAACTATCCCATCCAGTGTCTCACCAGCATGGGGCCCAACAGGAGACCAGAAACAGATGGCCCCCCCATTGGAAAGTGGCTTTGCAGCAGGAATCAAAAGGGAGTGGGTCATGAAAACAAATCCAGGACCGAAGAGTCCGGGTCCTCCTGGAGAGTTACACTCTTGGGCACATCCTTGACCTTTGGGGCCCCATTCTGGCACCCATCACAATATCGGCGGGTGTTGTTCTCGGAATCGTCCCGATAGGTACTGCCACAGCCCCTACATGCCTTGCTCCTGGCCTTGTCTCGACAGGTGGGGCACCGATTCACCATCTCCCCCTCACCCAGGACAAACCCCTCCTTACACAGAATGCAGGTTCGATTCCCCGTTGTTCGGTCCGCCCGAAAGTATGACTCATCCTTGGCCTTCCCTGACCGAAACATCTTCTCCCGCCTGCCACACTCTGGAGTACAGAACTTAGAGCAATTCTTGGAGCTGAGGTCAATGAAATCCTTCCCACAATTCCGGTAGGCACACTGCTTGGTCTTCTGTTGGATTTCCTTCACCTGCTTACATGTAGGGCACTTCGTGAACCTTCCCGGCGCCTCCGTCTCCCACGGCTTATGGCAGGTCAAGCAAACAAACGTACGCGCCTGACTAACAGGTGTGATCACCCGAACAGCATCCCTCTTCTGCTTGGCCCTCTCCGCATCCACCCGAAGCTTGCAGATCCTACAACGCCTTCCCTCACGGTCGGGACCCTCTAGAGCTAGGCCACAATCCATGCAGTGGGGTCCAGCAAGCCTGCAGGGGGCACAATATCCGCCTACCAAGTCACCAGATGGTATGGAACCCCCACACTTTTGACATCTGGATATGACCGGGACAAGTATCCCTTCAGGGACTCCCCCCTCGGATGGTACCAGCTCTGATGGTACAGGTGGGGCGGGCATGGTGTGTCCCACAGTGGGGATTCCAGTATTGACCCCGGCCCCAATGGATACCCAACACAACACCAATTCATGATTGTCTGGTTGGGTAGGAGTTGGCATTGCATATTTAAGGATCTCTCTGGGGTTCCCCAACCCAGCTTGAGCAACCAGTCGTTTTGTGTCCTCAATGAGAGGGTACTGGACTTTCTCAATAAAGAAGTCGTCCACATTCAACACCAACCAGCCCCCCTGTTTGAGGCCATAAACTGCCTTCTGAATTACCGGACCCCAGAACCCCTTGAGCCACTTCTCATAGGTAGGGTATCGGACACTGGACTGGGTAGGCTCCGTCCCATAGACTTCCCGGCACCAATATGGTGGGGATGTTAGGACCATATCCAAGCTCTGTGGAGTCACATCAAAATCCTCAGCGGGTAGATTGTGGAGTTCCACCTGTGCCCCAATCCCATAGGAATTGACCCAGTCCCGTAAATGGTGAAGTCTGGTAAATGTTTCCGACTGTGGCTCACAGGCAATGTATTTGGGCATTGACTTGGACATCGTGGACCCAAGCAATCTCCCCCCATACCCTGCGCAGGGGTCCCATAAGGTTCCCCCTGGAGGGCAGAACCGATCTACTAGCACCTTTGCTGCTGAGGGACGGAAGTTATACACCCCAGATCGCCAATAGAATCTCAGCCTTCCCCTAAGGTTAGCAGCGGTGGGCATGTCCCCCGAGGACAAAATCGAGGCTAATACCTTTCGAAGCATACCCTCATCCTGAAACAGGTCCCAAGGACTCATTGTGGAGCCATACGACCGTGCCTTCCAAATATGAGTGGAGAATGCCTGACAGGATGCCTGCCCCACTTGTCTTCTCTTTAGACAACCATCCTGAAGGATATGCCTCTCCTCCAAATCCCGGAGAATGTGGAGTTCCTCAGGCCTCGCAACATGATACGGGAATCCCTGTTTTCTCCAATGGGATTCCAACTCGACAAGCAGCCCTGCCTGATCCGTTTCAGATAGGGATTTCCACATCTGGCACCTATCTTTAACAGCATCCCAGAAAGATAACTTTTCCGGGGCTCCTTTATCCACTTGTGGAAGCATCCCCATGGGATGATGGTGTCCGGGGAGCTTGTGAAGCATATCCGGAGTCACAAACTCTCTCACCAACGCAAAGAACTTGTCGGCGGTTGCCGCCCGGATTGTAAGTTGTGGGCAAGAGGAGTCGATGCTACTTGGTTTCAAGTAGGTGTCCAGCCCAAACCTCTCCCCCACCCACCGCACCACATCCTCAGCTTGGTCCTTGGAGATATCCCCCAGAGCAAATGATGGGTTGTCTCCCAGGTGCCCATCGTCAAAGTACCAGTAAGCCAGAGATCTAGGTGTCAAAGACCGGATTACATGCTCAGGAAACACCTTCACCCCATCGGGGTAGAACAACTCCCGCATCTCCTTCAGCCAAACATGTTGAACCGTTAGAAACCCAAACGTAAAGGCTAGGGTACCATTGGGCATCTTCTTTTCCCCGTAGAAGAGGGGAAGGGCGTGGGGGGTCAAAATGCTGTGGATCCTCCTAAGGTAGGTGAGCTGGTAATGAGTATGGGTGAGCCTACACTTGCCCCTCTCAGTCACATGAGCATCCCCAAGTAATGTGCCAATTAGAGTCTCCTTCTGCTCCTCGGTCCACTCCGTATGCTTCGTTGCTCGATCTGACTTCGAGATTGACCTGATTCCCCACCCCAATCTTCGATTGCGTATTGTTGGTTTCGTCACCCCATACAGTTTTGCAATGGTCCGGTCACCTGCCTGTTGGTATAAGTCTGCCAGGATTACCGGAGTCAACTCCTCTACGGGAAGGCACCCAACGGGGGCACCCACCCGATGATGAGCAGACGGAATCCCCCACTTCTTTCGGTGGTAGGCAATTGCCACCCCACTCACCCCATAGAGTGCCCCAATCTCAATATCCGTTTTGGTGGCATACAAATCCCGGAGAGTTTCTTCAGTTAATCCTCGCCGGGCAGGTGCCCCGTGATTTGTGGGGGATACCTTTGTGACCACCCCATACAAACGCTGTGCCTCTATTTGAGTGATAGGGCTGGCGACCACAGATGTGTCTGGCATTCTCCCCAACATACAGGAGGGTACAGCGTTTTGTAATGTGCCTAGGAAATGGTTGGCTTGCTCCGGAAATTGAATGTGTGCCCCACTTGAGTTCTCCTGAAACTGTGGGTACAACCCAAGCTTATGACAAGCCTGACTCAACACGTTCATTGTGGACTGATCGGGGCTTTTGTCAACGGAAATTCTCGGATCCCCTGTTAATGTGATGCCTCCCCTATCCAAGAACCACACGGCCAGAGACATTGGGTCCAACTCCAAGGAGGGAGGCACTACCAATACCCCCGCTGGGTAGAACTGATCGTAGTAGGGTCTCAACTGTGGGCAACCCCGTGTCGCCATCTGAAAACTACAATATAACCTGCCATTTTTCTTTGACCTGACTTCGTGAACCTCTTGCTTCACATATGGCCCCAGCATTTCCGCCTTCCACCGAATATAACCCTCTTCGTTAATGGGATGACGCACCACCAACTTCGCCCCCCCACCCAGGGGGGTCATGTACCCATTTCCGAGCAGGCACCCGATCAATATGCCGTGTTGCTCAGGGGTTATCGGAGGCAGAACCCCCCCTGCTCGCTCTGCCCTTGTCAAAGTTGGGATTCCCCACCTCTTTCGCAGTTTCCCTACCTGGGGCTGAGTAAGCCCATACCGATTGGCAATGGCCACCTCGGAAAGACCCTGTGTCACATAGAGATCGGATAGGACATCCGCACTGAGTTGGAGAGGTTGGGGAAGTGATTCGGTAGTCATATATCATGTTACCCACAAACTGTGCACGACTGGCACAAATCGACAGGGAACCTACGATTTATACCCCAAGGGTGTATGACTGGATTTAGGCCCCAGCCCACCGAAGGCCAAGGAACAATAGGAAAGAGATAAATGAGCGAAGGGCTCGAATCTCTTTCGAGACCCAAGCCCCTCAACTGGTTGAAACCGTTGCAGTTTCTAGATCAGCGAGTGATCGTGAGGCGGGTCAGACCACGGGGGTTGTAAGCTCCGATACCTAGGTTTTCAAACACCGAGAATCCGATGGTGCGTGCCTTGGGATCGTCTGCTGACAAAACTGTCAATTCCGTGCGTACGGGAATACGTCCAAACATTTCGGGCTCACAGGTACAATAGATTGTACCTGCTGGCACGAGACGTGAGGTGATGACCTGAGCGCCCCAGAGTGTCGCCTGGAGACCAGTCTTGAGCAGGGTTGCCTGAGACTCGATATCCAGAATGTCGCGGCCGAACTTACGGACGTCCGCGTAGTCACGCGCGTTCATGAACACGCGGGCAACCCGAAGGTCGTGGCGTTCAATGAGCGAGAATGCGTCGGCGAGGACCGCACCATTGACTGGTGCAACCACGGGCACGTCAGGGTTCGTCCCGCCAGGAAGCGAGTCGAAGCCGTTGACTGCAATGGCGTCCATGACTGCGAAGACGCGTTCGTCTTCTGCGGCCTGGATCATCGCGCGGGCCAGATCCTGGGCGCGCTCGATCAGATCGAAACGACGCTCCTTGATCTGGGTCAGAGGAATCTCGGGGTTCGATGCAATCTCGAACAGCGGGAAGATTACCCTGCGTGGCTTGGTGATTGCGAGAATGTTCTCACCCTCTTCACCGACCACGTATGCGGTCACATCCGGGTCCTTGTCATAGATGGGCAGTGCCCCATCTGGCAGTTGCTCCACGAGGAAGGTCTTGCGACCAACGCTCATGTAGTCACGGCGTGTGCGGAGGGGCTGCGTCATCGACGCGGCGAGCTTGTTACGGCCAGCGGCGGTCTTGATGTAGTCCGAAATGATCTTCTGCTTGAGTGCGTTGTCTACGGTTGTCATTGGAGTTCTCCTCAGATCCTCTGGTCAAAGACGATTTCAGACATCGCCGAATCAGGTGCGACCTTGAGGATACCAATGGTCGTTGCCGCAACGGCACCGGCATTGATGCTCTCTAGCGTGTTGAAACCACCGCCGACGTCGACGATGATCCAAGCTGCGCCGTTCCACACGTACGTTGGCATGAGCCAGCCGTTTTGTGATGCTGCGAGCTTCAGACCCGCGAGGTATGTGAGTGCGGTACCCGCCGCAACACCACCCGTGGTGACGAGGAGCTGGGTCTCATAGAGACGGCTGCCGTACGTGCCCATGGCGCTGACATAGGGACCCTTGCCAGACGCCGCCGCTGGAAGGTTCTCGTAAGCATTGCCCGAGGCGTTGTTGATGAACATACCCACTGGGAGGATATGGGTCGCAGCTACTGGAGCTACGAGACCTGCCGCAAGGTGCGGTCCGCCAACGGAGTTGTTACCTGCGTCTGGGCGCGCAAACGCCACAGAGCCAGAGAGCACACCGAGAACTTCGGTAAGTGCGCCGGGCGAGGTAGATACTGTTCCGACTGTCGATACGATTGGCGGATTGGTCTGCGTGAAAGCATCGGCCGAGAGAACGCTGATGGTGTTACGAACACCAACATGCAGAATCCTCAGTGCCGAAGAACTCTCCGTAAAACCACCGCTCGCCTGTCCAAGCAAAGCCATTTGAAGGCTCCTGTCTTTGCTCCCTGTTTTCAGGGGAGGGTCTGGTCATACATCCCTGTCTCTAGTCAGCACCATGCTGAAGTCCAGACAGGAATTGGGAATCTTGGTTCCCTAACTAAGACGGTGGGTATTGGAAAGAAAACGGTGAGAAAAGAAAATGGGGTGTCGATTTGCTGGACCTAGCCCTGTGCTTTGACCCACTTGTCCAACTTAGCCAACCCATCCTGTGGGTCCTTGAACTTGGTTTTGCGCATCTTCTCGGTCTTGTGGCTTGTCACAATCTGTAGGGTCATGTCACTGAAGTGAAATATGAACTTTGCATGCTTGGAGTTTTCCAGGATTCCATTGGCCCATGAGTCCCTGGGCTCAAACCCCAGGACCCCAGATACAGAGGGCTGATCGCCAAGCTTGCTAACCGATGCCTTGACTACTGGTAGCTTGACTTTCGATTCAATCAGGTCCTTGAGAGTTTCTGCATCCTTCTTGATGTCATCCCCTGCTTCCTTGAGTAGTGGGAGCAACTGGGGCCGGAGAGCCGGGTTCTCATGTGCTAGGCGGATGAGTTTGGAACGCAGGGTGGTCATGTGTGAAAAGCTCCTGAGGGGGAGAGGCTATAAACCAGATAAAGCTGAAGCCACCCGTGGTTCCCCCCGGATGGCTTCGTAACCTTTCCTACTCAATGGCAGGGAGGCTAGCTACTCTACCGCGCGTTGATCAGCCGAATGCCTTGGAGATGTCTGGAGCCGATTCCCAGAGCTTCGACAGGTCGCTCACTTCAGACGAGGAGGCAACCTTGGCCACTTGGCCCAGGGTCTTCACGCCATTCGATGGGCTACGGGGCTGTGGGCGAAGAGCTGATGCCTTCTTGGCTTCCTTGGGCTCCTCTTCCCCTGGCTGGCGACCAACCAGGCCAAGCAATCGTTTGTCCAGTCGGATAAGATGATGCATGGCCCGTAATTTTTCCGGTGTGGTTTCACCATTGATGTTGATAATGCGCAAACGATTGAACCCAAGTCTGTACTGATTGTTCAGGTCGATCACCGCCCCGATCACCACCAACCTGCCGCTTTCTATCCTTTCTCC